TGTGATGTTTGTAATCATACCAAAGTAATTCCAGCAAGAATGCGAGGTATGTAATGGGACTTGATCAATACGCTTACATAGATCCAAAAGAAGGTGCTAGACACGCTAACCAAAGAAAAGAAGATTCTTTTTACTGGCGAAAACATTCTAGGTTACATGAATTTATGCTTTCTATTTGGATGGAACAAAACCCTGATAAATCTAGGGAAGTGTTTAACTGCCGAGATTTGTACTTATCGGAAGAAGATTTGTTAGAGTTGAGGAGGGCTCTTGAAAACAACTTTGATGATTACACCAGTGAGGGTGGTTTGTTCTGGGGACACCAATACCAAGAAGAACAAGTTGATGAATACGCTGACCAAGACTTAAATTTTGTCCAGCGAGCATTAGATGCTGTCCGCGAGGGTAAACCTGTGGTATACTCTTGTTGGTGGTAAAATATGGTAGAAGTGACTTATTTAATCTTTATCCTGCTACTTATGATAGTAGCAGGATTTTGTGTGTATCATTTATTTAAATGAATATCTTTATACTGCACCCCGACCAATCGTTGTGTGCTAAGTATCATTGCGACAAACACATTGTAAAGATGCCTTTGGAAACAACACAGATGTTGTGTTCCGTGCATTGGCGATATAATTCAACTGCTCCCTACCTAAAAGTTCACACCAAACATCCGTGTACTTTGTGGGCAGGAAATACAGTTGATAACTACAAATGGCTATGGAAGTTCGGTGTTGAGTTATGTAAAGAGTATACTTACCGTTACGAAAGGATTCACGCTTGTGAAAAGGTTCTTGCAATTATAAAGGATCCGCCTGTAGAATTAACCAAGAGGGGAACAACTATTTTCCCTCAAGCTATGCCAGAGGAATATAAGCATAGAGATCCTGTGGTGGCATACAGGGAATATTATAAATATGAAAAAAGGAGATTTGCCAAATGGAAAAAAAGAAAGACACCACCGTTCATGCAACAAATGTAGTTCAGTTTCCCACTCAAAATGCTCACGATACATTACCCTGTGATGTTGAACCAGCAGAGGTAGAAGAAAAACACATAGAAATATATTCTTGTGCTGTTTGTCACGATACACAATTTTTCTTACTCAAAGAGGAAGGTAAGATGGTTTGTGCAAAGTGTGGTCATTTTACTCCCCACAAGTGGTTTTGAGTAAAAAAATTACACCTTGATTATAAAATAAGTTATATTATTATAAAAAAGGTAAGTATGATGAGTGAGCAATTATTTCACAGAAAATTTTACGAAGAGTTACTTGACTTAAAAATAAGTAAACTCACACAAGAGGAATACAAAGATGCCGTTTCTTTTTTGTATCACAGATATTTTCTCACAAGCAGTAAGAATGATTGATGCTAGTAAATTTGTTGAGGAAATGGATAGTTTGTGCAAGAGGTGTTTTGGTCATACAGAGTGGAGAATACACACTAACTCTAAAGAAAACCTCACTATCGTATTTATAAATAAGAAGGGAAATACTAATGCCAAAAAGTAAAGGATATAAAAAGCGAAAAACATTAGGTATCACAGAAGATGCCTTCTCTGCTTTGGCTAAACTATCTAAAGAATTAGAAAAAAGTATGGGTTTTAGAGTAACTCAGAACGACGCAATACTTTATTTGATAAAACAATACGCCAACAATAATGAGTAGAATAAACGGACATAATCCAAGAAACACAAAAAGTTTATTTGAGAGGATACAAACTATCTTTGATCGCGACCACTTAGATGTGTTTCACGAACCTATCATGCACCACATAGAAGAGTATTCTTTTTTAGCAAGGTATGATGACGATGAAGATTATGTGCGGAGAATATTAATCTTGTTTCATAAGTACATTGACCCCAAAACATCTAAGTCCCAAAGAAAAGCCATGGACTTAGTATTTAAAGTGTTTATGGGGATATCTTTGGTTGACCTTATGAGCACTTGTAGAGACCAATATGATTGGCAAACTCTAGAAGATTTTGAAATAGGGGGAGGTGAAAAGCAATGATAGAAGCAGTAGTAGGCGGACTTTTAAGTGTCCTTGTCAATACAATACAAATACAAAACGCTGACTTTTTTTATTGGAGAGCTGAAAATGAAAAAAATAAAGAGTGCCATTGGGAGTATGTAGGTAAGACACCAGCAAATCCCAACGAACCATCTCTTGCATTTTTTGATAATGTATGGTGGAAGCACATTTGTGAGGATAAGCCCGATGATTAATTTTATTCTTATATATTGTCTAGCTCTCTACATACTTTATGTTATCTACCGATAACAAAGGAATGTATTTTCAAGGTATAATTTAGTATATTTAATATGTACAGTTTTTGTTTTTTGTAAAGTTCAAGAACTGTACATTGGAGTGGTGTATATCCCAGTCCCACTAAGTCTCTTATTTGAGGAAAGTTTGAGGCGGTCCCGATGAGTGGCGGATAGCTAACAGATGGCGAGAGTTGACGGACTTAAGATTGTGGGTGGCAAATATCTTGGCGTGTTGGATTACCAGAAGTTCAAGAAGTGAGTGTTAGCAACATCACTCCACATATTAACATTAACCATTCTATAAGGAGAAAGTTATGGAATTAAAAAAATATGTAATCATTACATACGCTAGAGCAACTTTCAAGTATTATGTTGACGCTAAGTCAACAAAAGATGCGGAAAGCAAGTATCTTAGAGGGTGGGCTGAAATACACAACGATGGTATGCCAACCGATATTCACGATGAACAGATTGATGAAATTTACTGTGATACTTCTACCCACAAGAAAGTGAGGTCAAAGTGAGTAGAAAATACACAATACATTGGGATGTAGAAGAAATTACTAAGATCCTACAAAAAGGGTATACTTGTTCTTTTTCTTCTGAGGAAGAAGCTGAGCACACTATTGATAAGGTAGTTGACAGTATAGCCCACGACACTATTTTTAATTATAAAGTAACGAAGGAGTGAGTAATGCTAAATTTCCAAATTCCTAACATTGAAGGTGCTCTCAAGTGGCTTAAAACTTGTCCGTTTGAGTATACTATCTCATCTATGCAAGGTGGGTTCATTCATGTCAAAATATTCATTCCTATGAACAAGGAGGTAAAAATTGAAGAGAAGTAAAAAGTGGATTCAAGCACAAGCCATAGACATTAGTGCAGGAATTATTGATGATTACAAGGATGAGTATATACAAGACCATCTTTATAACGAAACACAAGAAACTCGTGATGCTGTTTCTTACGAAATGTCTATTTTAAAAATTAAACCAAGGAGAATGTAAATGAAAAATGACAAACCTTATACTCTCGGTGAAGCCGATGTTCTGGTTCAGGATCTGCTTCGCATTAACAGGCAGTATCTAAAAGTATTTCAACCTAATCATCCGTATGGCAACAACATTGACTATGTTCAACTGTTCACGGTTCTTAAAGTTCTGGCTCTCAGGGTTCCTGAAGTGTCAGAATACATACAAGAACAAATCGACTGGATGCACCAACAACTAGCCAAACAAACTGTCAAGCGTAAAAAACAGACTAATTTAAGCACCGTCAGACAGTCTTAAATACTTTTGTAATGGTTTAGTACCTTATAAAAATAGATATATTGGTGGTGCTTATTTTATAACGATTAAAAAAATGTCGTTCACGAGTTATAAATACTGTACATCTTTTATAAAATGTGTATACTGATATCATGCCATTTGGCATTTTTAAACAACCATTGTAGAAAGGATGGTAAACATGAGTAAAATAGCTCAACTATCGCCTACTCAGGCAAAACCAACTGTCAAAGTTGCTGAACTTATAGTAAAAGAGGATGAACTCTCTTACGAGCAAATTTTTCAGTTTGTCAAACAACACGCTGGAGGTAACGAAGGTAATGTAAACATTGTTCCTCTTCCAAATGTTGATCTTGATAATAAAAAACCTGTCCCATTTGGATATGGCGGCAAAAAAGACGGTGTGAGAGCCAAAATTCAAAATATGATACTTAAAGGTATTAAAGGTGACCACACTCTTAAAACTATGCTTGATGTGACCTGCAAAATGTTTGGTCACTCCAAGAAAAAACCTTGCGTCCTACACGCTCTAATGCACGGAGGCTACAGTCCTTCTAGCAAATTTTGGCTTACTCCTTACATCAAATTAGTTGTAAAGTCATAACATAAACTGTGGGGGAAGGGCTTCGGCTCTTCCTTCATGTTTCAAGTTTGCTATATAGTGGTAAAATGAAATAAGTGTAAAATCAAATTCTGACTTTTTCCGATATACAATATATAGCTATATCCGATATATTTTGAAAACTATTTCAGCCACGCGAAAACAATCGACTTTGAATTTAAATTTGCATCTTTTCAAAAACTCTACTATTATACAAAGTATGGCGATCGCTAAACAAACACATAAGAATAAACTTGAGGTAGTGGCTAATCCCCGCAGGGAAAAACAAATTACTCCCAAACAAGAAGAGTTCGCAAGGTTGTATGTCTGCGAGGACATTACACAAACTGAAGCAGCGATAAAAGCTGGATACTCTAAAAATTCAGCTCATGTGATTGCTTCGCAACTTCTCGATGGGCGATCGTTTCCTCATGTAATCAACCGAATACGAGAACTAAAAATAGAATTATCTCGTAAATATGAAGTTTCCTTTGAGGGTCATGTAAAAAAGTTGGCTGAGATTAGGGATTCTGCGATCGGTTCTGGTAATTTCGCAGCGGCTGTCGCTGCTGAAAAATCTCGTGGTCAGGCGGCAGGATTGTATATTGATCGTAAAGAAATACTGCACGGAAAAATTGACCAGATGAGTAGAGAAGAAGTTATGAAGGAAATACAAAGATTACAACAAGAATATCCTGCTTTGGCAACCTTTAGTGCCGACAATGTTGTAATAGAGGGTGATTCTAAAGAGTTGAAAACAAAGGACTAATTAGTGCTTTTTCCTGATTTTGTTGCCTAGTATAATGTAAAGGTAAGATATTAACATTAACAAGGAGCATAAGATGGCGATTAAAGCTACTGAAAGCAAATTTACTTACGAGCTAACTGGTTTTGAGTTAGCAACTTATTTAATTGAGCGTTTTGGTGATACACCAGAAAGTGCGATTAAACAAGCCAACGACGCTGCAAAGTGGGACAAAGCGTTTTTTGTAAGACTTGATGAAAACGATATTGAAAAAATTAAGCAAAAAACAATTTTATTTTTTGATTCACTTACAGTTGTTGATATGACTGGCAAAAATACTTCTTCCTGATTTATTTTTTTACTTCTTGATTTTTGTTGGTGTTACTATATTAATGTAATACTAACAAAAACAGGGAGTTATTCATGACTTATAATTACGATTTTTTTACTTTTAAAGAGATCCATTTACAAACACATAAAGATCAAGCCATTGGTTGTATAAACGAGTGGTTTTTTGGGTGTGACAAACCAACTATCACTGACTTTAAAAATGAATGGTATTGTTTTCCAATCTGCCGTTACATTGTTGAACTTGTACAAAAAAAGACAAACAGTTGTACTCGTTTTTATATCGGTGACACTGAGTTGGCTTTTTCTAAAGCTAAACCTAAACGATTAAAGCTAGAAAATTTGGGTAGTCCCATTTTCCTTCAAAAAATCAAACCAAGTGGTTTCAATACGGGTTTTCAAAAAATAGAACTTTTTAAGCGTGGAAAGTATTATTTCATGATGTTTACTGAAACAGTTGGTGGTGGTTCAATATTATGTTTTTACTTTGAGTAATATAAAATCTTTGTGACATACTTTGAGTATGGTTTGATTTTTTATTTGCTATAATAAATTGTAAATATTAACAAAAACAAGGAGTCTATATGCGATTTAATAATGCAAAAGTCATATTAGCACCTGATTTAGCAGAATCGCTTTTTTACTTACGAGATGTTTTTACTAACGAGTACCATTGTCGTATGTCCATTAGTAAAACCATTGGTAAACTAGCGAATCAATATACTGTTGCAGATCATAAGGTGTTTTTAGGTGTTAGACCTGACAAATTTGTTTACCGTCACACACCACAAAACAGGATAGCTGATCAAGTAAAACTTAAAACTATTAGTCTTAATCCTTCAGCAACAACTTATGTTGACCAACTTATACAAAAACTTTTCAATTGTTTTGGTATCAAATACAACAGGCGAGAAATTGTAAACATTTTGGTTGACTACAACTGCATGGAGTTATGATATGGCAAAAAAACTTGCGAGTGTGCTACCAAGAATATTAGAGAACATTGTAAACAATGGCGATAATACTTTTGACAAACACTTTATTGAACAACAGTTGAACGGGACTAGTTGGCAGTATGAGTGGATTGATTCAAAAGATGGTAGACCACAAATTAAAATATGGTAGAGTAATTTGAAACCTGAATCTAAATTGTGGCAACAGTTAAAAAAAGGGACACAGGATATGGGAGTGTTTTGGACACGCATTGAGTCGTGGTCTAGTCCTGGTGTCCCAGATGTTCATGGTATCAAAAATGGTGTTAGCTTTTGGGTTGAACTTAAAATCTCTAACTTAAAAACACTTAAATCCATTGGACTCAGCCCACACCAAAAATCGTGGCAGTTCAAGTATTCTCAACAGTCAGGGAATATCTTTAACCTTGTCAGCCATCCTTCGTCCCGAACCTTAAAAATATTTGGTGGTTCGCGATCCCTGGAACTTAACGATCAAAAAAGATCCTTGGTTCCTGATCTGGAGGTTCCGTTTCCTGTTGATTGGAAGATCGTTCTTGATCATATTATATCTCACTCTGGTTCTTAATGTGTCGTGCGATAAAAAAAGACTTGCCAATCAAGTTTGATCAAATTTGATCGGTGCCGATCGTTAGCTTTTTAAAGAAAACATTGGAAGACGTTTGACGCACATTGGTTTGTATTTAGTGTAATATATAATTGTAATATTAACAATTAACATGGAGCGTCAAAATGGGTTATACTAATTTTTGGCAACAACAAACAGACTTTACTCAAAAAGAGTGGGCTCAAGTTGTAAAAGAAGCCGAGTACATAAAGACTTGGACTCTTAACAATAAAACAAAAACCAAAGACTATATTCAAGTAGTTATAGAAAAAGATCTCATAATAATTGAAGGTGTTCACCCTAATGTGTGTGAGAACTTTGTCCTTTACCGTAAACCACCAAATAGGGACAGACCTCAATTTTGCAAAACATTTATGCGTTTGTATGATCTAACAGTACGGTATTTATTGAGTGTCTGTAGTGCAGTAAAAGAAGACTTTTCTCACCACGCTAATTAACAAAGATCCTCGGTTCTCTCAGGTTCCGAGGTTCTCGGTTC